ATCGCAACGCTGCCCCGCGCATCGAGACCGTGCGCGACCAGATGGCCGTGCGCATGGCAGGTGTCGAACAGGCAATCATGCACCGCATCGCGCCCGCCATCGCGCTGGACGACAACGGCAAGCAGTTCCGAGGCATGAGCCTGCTGGAGATTGGCCGCGACTTCCTTGAGGCGCACAGCGTCAACACGCGCGGCATGTCCAAGATGGACCTAGCTGAGAAGATGCTCACCCATCGTAGCGCCGGCATGATGGGCACCAGCGACTTTGCAAACCTGTTCGCCAACGTGGCCAGCAAGCGCCTGCGCGATTCGTACCAAGAGAACCCCGGCACCTACCGTGCATGGGCACGCCGCGCGCCGAATGCGCCCGACTTCAAGAACATGAACGTGGTCCAGCTTTCTGGCGCGCCCGATCTGTTGCAGGTCAATGAGGCCGGCGAGTTCAAGTACGGAACCGTCTCGGACGCTGGCACCAGCTACGGCGTGGTGACCTACGGCCGCATTGTGGCAATGACCCGTCAGGCCATCGTCAATGACGACCTGCGCGCCTTTGACCGCCTTGTCACCGCCTTCGGCTTCGCCGCTGCCCGCCTGGAAAACCGCCTCACATACGCTCAACTGACTGGCGCTACCTACGACGCCAGCAACAGCCAGTCCGGCGGCACCTCGGTCCTGAGCTTCGACGCGCTGGCAAAGGCTCGCACGATGATGCGCAAGATCAAGGGCGCGCAGAACGAAGAGCTGAATCTCTCGCCGTCTTACCTGATCGTGCCAGCCGCACTGGAGCAACTGGCCTATCAACTGACCAGCTCCAACTACGTGCCGGCCAAGCAATCGGACACGAACGAATTCCGCGCTGGTGGCCGCACCGCTGTGGAGCCCATTGTGGAACCGATCCTGGACGCAACCAGCGCGACCGCATGGTACGGCGTGGCATCCAGCTCGACTGTGGACACGGTGGAATACTGCTACCTCGATGGCGCAGAAGGCCCGGTGGTCGAGACCAAGAACGGCTGGGAAGTGGACGGCGTGGAAATGAAGTGCCGCCTGGACTTCGCGGCGAAAGCCATCGACAACAAGGGTCTGCACAAGTCGGCAGGTGCCTGATGAACACACGGGGCGGCGTTGGCTGCCCCGGTCCAAACCTCAAACGGAGAAATCACCATGAAAAACTTTGTGCAAAAAGGCGCAACCCTCACCCTCACCCCCAACATCGCCGTTGCTTCGGGCGTTGGCTTCCTGCACGGCGTGAGCCTGTTCGGTGTTGCTACCAATGATGTAGCAGCCAACACCCCCGGCGAATTCATCACCGAAGGCGTGGTCGAGTTGGGCAAGACCTCCGCGCTGGCCATCGCCATTGGCGACCGCGTGTTCTGGGATGCGACAAACAAGGTGGTAAACAAGACCACGACCTCGCAGCAGTGCATCGGTGTGGCCGTGTCGGCCGCTGCGAACCCGAGCGCGACCGTGATGGTCAAGCTGGGCGCTTACACCGCAGTGGCTGCTTAAAGATGGCTGCACCATTCGCCGCCCTGGAAGCGCGCACGGCATCCGCTGTGCTGCGTCGGCTATCAAACGCCGATGCAACGCTGCCGGGTGGCGTGGTGGTGCCTGTTGTCTTTGACGCACCGCACGCGGATGCGCTGGGTGGCCTGATGGAGTCGAGCAAGCCGACCGTGTTGGGCCGCACCGCCGATCTGTCAGCCATCGACCATGACGCCGAGTTGTCGATTGACGGCAATGTCTGGCGCGTGGTTGGTGTGCAGCCTGACGGCACCGGCATGACCCGCTTGATGCTGGAGGTGTCGCCATGAGCAGCGCCTTTTTGCAGGTGCAATCGGCGCTCGCTGGCGCTCTCACGGCTGCGCTGCCGGGTATCCCCGTGCTGGTCAACCACACCCGCGCTCTAGGCCGTTCTGAGCCGCTGGCGATCTTGCTGCGTCTGGATTCTGCCCGCGATGACAATGGCCCGATTGGCGTGCGCGATTGGGCAACCGGGTTTGAGCTTGAGGTAGTGGCCCGCGCTGCTACCGGCACCGACCCTGCTGCCGCTGCTGATGACGCATTGCAAGCCCTTTGGGCTGCGCTGCCGGCCTTGGAAATCAGCGGTGCCATGGACGTGACCGCCGACCCTCAAATTGACTGGACTTTTGACGCTGCCGAAACCCCGCTGGCATCCGCCCTGCTGCGCCTGACGGTGCGGCACCGGACCGCCGCCGACACACTGGACCCACTGCCATGATCGAACCCATCTACCAACTGCCGCAGACCGCTGGCAGCTACGTGCGCGAGGCTGATGGCAGTCTCACGCTCATCAAACCCAAGGCCGACTTGGCCGAACTGGTGGCCGCAAAGAACGCGGCAAAGCCCAAGCAAGACGAAAAACCGGAGTAAGCAATGTCCCGCCTGACCCGAAAAACACTTATCCTCGCCAAGACCGAAGTCACCGAAGGCACCGACAGCGTGCCCACTGGCGCGGCCAATGCGCTGCTGGTGAGCGAGCCGACGATTGAGTACACGTACAACAACGTGGACCGCGACAACCTGCGCAGCTTCATCGGCGCAAACGAACAACTGCCGGGCACGCGGTATGTCACGCTGAGTTTCAGCGTCGAGCTGGCAAGTTCTGGCGCTGCTGGCACTGCCCCCGCGTTTGGCCCGCTGCTGATGGCATCCGCGATGGCTGAAGTCGTCACCGCTGGAAACCGTGTCGAGTACAACCCGGTTACCACGTCCAATTCGGTCACGATCTACTATTTCAATGACGGCGCTTTGAAAAAGGCGCTGGGCAGCAAGGGCACTGTGACGCTGACTGCCGAAGAGGGCAGCATTCCCAAGCTGAATTTCGCCTTTACGGGCATTGACGGCGGCGTGACCGCAGTTGCCAACCCCAGCCCCACGCTGACCGCCTGGAAAACCCCGCTTGTGGTCACCACGACCAACAGCGGCCAGGTCACGCTGGGTGGCACGTACAGCGCCGGCGCGATCACTGGCGGCACCCCGTTCTGCTCGCGCGGCCTGACGATTGACGCCGGCAACGATGTGCAATACCAAGCCATGCTTGGCCCGTGCACCGGGGTCGATATCGTCAACCGCGACATGACCGGATCGGTGCAGTTCGACCTCACCGCCGCCGAAGAAGTGACCGCATTCACGGCCATCAACGCCGCCACCCTCACCAGCCTGAGCTGGGTGCATGGCAGCGCCGCCGGAAGCAAGGTCACGGTGTTTGCACCCAAGGTGCAGCGCATCAACCCGAGTATGCAGGACTTCAACGGCCGGCTGTTGATGGGCAACGACCTGCGCTTCACGCCGAACATCGGCAACGACGAACTGACCCTCTGCTTCCACTAAAACCCATGGCATTCAAACTCGCAATTGGCAACGTCATCGAATTCCCCGTGCGCCTGCTGGTGCAGGACGGGGCATTGCAAAAGGAGTTCAAGTTCTTTCTGAGCGGTCAACGTCTGGACGCCAAGGAAGCCGCCGATCTGCTCACGCCCGGCACCGATGCGGGCGAGCAGCGGATTGATGATTTTCTCAAGGCCCGGCTGCAAGGCTGGCGCGATCAAAAGCTGATCCTGGACGCCGAGACGAACGACCCCATTCCGTTTGGCGCTGAGGCCCTTGGCGTGATGCTGGGTCAGGTGGCCGGCGCTGCGATGGTGATCTACCAAGCCTACATGACTGCGCTGGTGGCCAAGAGCGGCGCGGAAGGTGCGCGAAAAAACTGATTGAGGCGGTGCGGCTTTGGGCGCTCGGACAACTCGATGCAGACCAAGGCCCGCCGCAACAACTGGACGCAGCAGCCGCAGCGTTTGGGCTGGTGGTGGAGGAATCGCAAGAGCCCGAGCAGCCGACATTCTGGCTGTGGCCCGAGGTGCTGCCGCTGTGGAGCGCGTGGTTCGCCGTGCAAGGTCAGTGGCGATGGCTGGACCGCATGAACGGCCCGCCGATCCGAACCGGCCTCGATCTGCAATCGTGCGAATCGTGGCTAAGATCGCAGGGCTGGGGAGCCGGAAAACGCAAGAGCATCCGCCACGCGATGGCCGCTATCCAGCAAGCCGAAGGCGAGGCACTGAGCGCATGGGCTGAGAAACAACCGAAGAAATAACATGGCCGCAACTGACACCACCGCCCGCATCAAACTGGCCCTAGAAGGTGCCAGCGCCGTACAGCAAGGTCTTGCAAAAGTCGAGGGCAGTGTGGCCAGCGCCGGTAAGGCATTGGCCGGGCTCGCTGGTGGTCTGAGTGTGGCCGGGTTTGCTACGTGGATTCGTGGTGCGGTCAACGCCGCTGACGAAACATCCAAGCTCGCACAGCGCGCTGGCCTGGCCGTCAAGGATGTGGCCGGCCTGCAATTGGCGCTCGGTCAAAGCGGCGTGAGTGCCGAGCAGTTTGTGCCCGTCATGGCCAAGCTCGGTGTTGCTATCGCCAACGGCAACAAGGCGCTGGACGCCATTGGGATCAGCAGCAAAAACGCCGATGGCTCGCTCAAGACAACCCGACAGGTGCTGGGCGAAGTGGCAACCGCTTTTCAGGGCTACGAAGACGGCGCACAGAAAACCGCGCTGGCTGTGGCGCTGCTGGGGGAAGAGGGTGCAAAGCTGCTCCCATTTTTGAACCAAGGTGCGGAAGGTCTTGCGCGCTACGACGAGATGGCGCAAAAGCTGGGCCTCACGCTGGACCAGGACACGGCCAACGCTGCCGAACGATTCAACGACACGATTGATCTGATGGGCCAAGCCACGCAAGGCGTAGCCCGTCAAGTCGCCGCGCAACTGCTGCCCACGCTGGACACGCTGGCCGGCGAGTTGTTCCGCAACATGACAGAGGGCAACCTGCTCAAAGGCACCGTGGCCGCGCTCAGTGGGGCCATGAAAGGACTGTATTCTGTTGGTGTTGGTGTGGTGGAGGTGTTCAAAACGGCGGGCACTGCGCTGGGTGGTTTTGGCGCTGCCATCGCGGCTATCCTGCGCGGCGATTTCGGGGCGGTCCGCAGCATCATCGACAACATGCGCGCAGACATTTCCGCAAGCTGGGCATCGGCTGGTGCGAGCATTCAACGGGTATGGGCTGGCGCTGGTGATAGCACCGTGTCCGCACTTGCTGGGGCTGCTGGTGCTGCGCGAAAGATGGCCCCGTCCGTGGCCCAGGCTGGCGGCGCAAGCAAGGCCGCAGCCGAGAAAAACAAGGAGCTGGCCGAAGCACTGCGCAAGGTCATCGCCGCAGCCCAGTCGGCCAATGCGGCCTTTGATGCTGAGTTCGATGGCATCGAAAAAAACCGGCTGGCTGTTGAAGAGCGCATCAAGACAGCGCGCGAGATGATGGAAAACATCCAGCAAGAGACGGCCATGATTGGGATGACCAATGCCCAGCGCCGCGAGGCTGTTGCGCTGCTCACGTTGGAGCGTGCGGGGGTGGTCAAAGGCACCGAGGCCTATGCAGCGTTTGCCGAGAAAATCCGCGATGCGCTGGGCGCTCAGGCGTCGGCAGAAGCGGCCCAGGAATTCGCCAAAGAGCAGGACAAGCTGCGCGAGGATGAGCTGGCCGAATGGCAGAAGACCCACGACCAGATCGCGCAGAGCTTCACCGATGCGCTGATGGCTGGCGGGCAGTCGGTGGCTGAGTACCTGAAAAACCTGTTTCGCACCCTGGTGCTGCGCCCGGTGCTGCAGCCAGTGGGCAACGCCATGGCTTCGGCGGTGCAGGGCTTCATGGGTTCGGCTGGCTCAAGCCTGCTTGGTGGTGCGGGCAACCTG